TCAAACACCACATTCGTTTGCCCTGCAATAGTGGTGAAATTTGCACCATCATAAACCTTGAGAGCTATATCGTATCCATTTACTGCCATTATTATCTCCTACTTGTTTACTGCTAATTGAAATATAGCGACCTTGAGACTCGTTACTCCCGAATATGAAAGCCCCACCTGACCACTCGCATTGTTGAATCGGTTTGGAGGTAATGCAACAAAGGCATATTCCTCATTACCTCCATCATTGATGATTGCTGTCACATTGGGTGTCGATATTGCTGTTCCGAATCCCTCGACATTCACAGTTGTTGTAACTGCTGCAAATGTTACCGTTAATGATCCACCCGATTTATTCTCAAATACAGCGAATGTATTAGGTGCATTTGGCATCACATCCCCTCCACCCGTACAAGCCTTAAATATGTCAGATCCTGAGCTTGTCGTGTCCCGAATGATGGGAGTCTGAGCTAATTGATTGATATCTAATGTTGCCATTGTTAATCTTCCTCTGTTCTAATTCTAATTGTTATTATTCTGCCAATGACACCCTCTTCTGGTGGAGTGCTGATCGGTGGACTTGCCTCCGATGACCAATTTGTATGCCCTGTAATTGTCAGGGTTGCCCTGTGCAATAGGTCATGCACCCGTTCTGCAATACCCTCGACTATCACTGATGATCCACTCTCTGTATCCCAACAAGCAATATCACGAACTATATCCCTGCCTTCGGTTGTTTTCGTATCATCTGCATCACCTGTGATGTTTCCAGAAATCGTTATGTAAGGCAATTCTGCATTCTTAGGGATTCTGTCACCTGTAAAGATCGCAGGATTACCCCAATATGAATTTAATCTGCCTGTGAGATTAGAGTCATCATTTAACTTGTTGAATATGCCTAATGTGAAAGCACTCATTATCTCTTGCCCTTGCCAATCATATCTAAAATCTTGCGTTTATTATTTGCAAGTGTAGGTCTGAGAAATGGTCTCGCTGCCATCTTTGAAGTTCCAAACTCCAACCAAAAACCATAGTTTTCAGCAGCCCCCTTGCGGACACCTAAGTATCCCGATACTCCAAGACTGTCCCTCGATACCTCAGTATCAATGGATGATCTTAATACACCAGTTACAACTTTAGGTGGGTCACCATCTGATGATGGATTCATGCCAGTAACATTGCCTCGACTGATTAACTCCTTGCATTCACCCTCAGCAAATCGCATCGCTTTACCCACATTCCTTTCAAGGAGTAATAATAATATTTTGTTATGTTTATTTGGTTTCCACTCAACACTCATTTCTGTATCGCCTTACAATCTATTTCCATTTGACCGGATGCAGTATTGCTTGGTTTTCTAACACCGGTAACTTCCAGCCTCAAAGCCGGATTTGCAATTACCAACATATCGCCAAATTCAACACTCGATCCTGCTCTGATATATGCAACATGAGTCATCCTGCCCTTCTCTTGACCTGCCCGAACTATCTCCGATGATGATGCAGGTCTGATATGACCCCTCTCAGTTGCGATGGTGGCAAATCCTTCAGTATATCCACCTTGACCATCGCTGGATTGTGTGGGTCGCTTCACCGCTATCTGTTGTCCTCTTGTGACTCTCAAAATACAGGCACACAGTATTTATCAAGGATTAATTTAACTCTGCTTGGAATCCCATCGTCTCTCGATATTGCACGATCACCAAGTTTCTCACTTTTCAGTGAGTCCGGTGATGTGTATATATCGGCAATCCAACTTAGTGCAGCACCCTTCACATCATCGGGTGCTCCGTTGTGACCTGCGACATAAGTCACCTTCCATCGACCTCTGCCGACACCCCAAAATAATCCACCTGAGCCATTTGAGATGAATGCCAATAGACTTGTAATATCCTCAGATGGATATATCAGTCCTGCGTCTGCGTCAAGGATATAGTCTGCAGCTGCTATCACTGCATCACTATCAAAAGAGTCCTTGACGGATGTAATGGAGGCTACAGGAACGTATCTCAGTGATAAGTCCTGCCCACCTCCATCAACCAACTCATCTGTTCGAGTAGATTGGGTAAATGACCGACCCGTATATATTTCCACCATCGCTGTCACATAATCAATCAACTCACTAATAAGTGTATTATCGTCAGTATGTTCAATTGTGAGGTAAGATGTAACCTCTGCGGTAGTTACTAAGTCAGCCATTTACCCGTGTCCTTTATAATTAACAGCAACATCATTTGGTTTTCCTTTTCGATTTCGCCTTCACCCGTGATTTATTGTTTTGCGGTATAACCGCCTTGTTATTGGGTGCGTCAGTGATCATCTTGTTCTCTTCCATGTCAATCGTGGCAAGACTTCGAGATTCAAATAACCTCGCAAGATGATTGCCTAATTGCTCGATGCTCATAGTTTGACCCTTCTGCAGAACAGAATTAGCCATATAAGCGATGTTTGAAGTTGCTGTTATTTTCATATCAATTAAAAGCTCGGCTGTCCACCAACTGAGCCTGCATAGCGAGGATTGAAATTAAACGCTGTCGAACTGATCGGTGTACCGGTTGAATGTGAACCAGTAGCAGTAACCACAATTCGTGAAAAACGCTTGTCTCCAATATACTCTATTTCGGATAGAGCATTATCCTCAGCCTCTGCATTAAACACATCAATAATACCACTCGCAAGAGTGGTCATCGTTCCGTTGAGTTTGGTGGCATCAGTCACCACTGCAAACGTTGAGTTGTCTGCTGAATCCTCGATGATAATGTCGAAATAGTTAGAACCATCCCAACTATCACCAGACTCACCAATATTGACGATGTGCTTGGTTGAACCCCAACCCTGTTTGTCCATACTGGTAGCATTAAAGCTCGCAGTAACTACAATTGGGCTTTTAGTCTGAGTAACATCACCGATGTTTCCCTCTAATGAAGGTATAGACATAATAATCTCCCTAAGATTGTGTTAAGATGCGGAAAGCATCTGTCGTTCTTGCACCTGAATCAAGTCTGGCGGTGAACTTAATACCTATCTGGTTGTTACCAGCATAAAGCTCGTTCAAGCGAACGATTTTTGGTGATCCTGCTTTCTCAACAATTAAGAATTGCTTGAAATCACCAAAGAGCATCACTGCATCACCTGCAAGTGCTGGTGCTGTCATGAACTCTGTTTCACGAATTGGATAACCATCAAGAGTTGCAGGTTGTCCGGCAGTGAAGGATGGTTGCCACATAAAGCGACCCAATCCTGATCCGGTTTCTTCTGTTCTCAGTTCGGCTATCGTTTCGAGTTTCGCTCTTGTAGTCATCCACTGAGCACCTTGACGATGTACAGCAGTGATTTTGTAAGGCAGTCCTCGAACATCAGCAGCGATGATTGTGCTTGATGTACTCGTTGCAACCGTAGTTGCGCCAAGTCCACTGTTCAAGATACCCAATGGTGCATTCACACCAGTACCTCGAATCAATTGGATCTCTTCTAACTCAGCCCATCGAGAGGAAATATCCCCTGCCAAGAATGAGTAGAAGTCAAATCCTGTATCTTCCATCAGTTCTTCGGGAATCTTTACAATATCACCAAATGCGTGTGGAGTGAACTTCTGCCGACCTGCTGCACTCGTTATCGAGTCAACCGCTACCGCAGCATTATCAGAACGTGCTGCCACTGTGTGGTCATAATCCCATGTCGGGAATGATACAGCAGCCTGTGATGTTTGGATCACAGTTGAGTCTTGTCTCATCCATACGAGATCACGTAAGCGAACTAATATGTCATTTCTAAACTCTTCCATGACTAGGAATCCACCATCCGCACCATTTAAGCGAGTAAGTGTTTTCACATCTTCAGGTGCTTGTGAGTAGTTGCCATAACGCACCAAATGAGAAATGGCTTTCTTTTCCAACTCAATGCGATCCGCTTTAGTTTCCATACGATTAAAGGACTTCGCCCCTGTGGTCGTGTCTAAGATGGGAGTGTATTTCATCTCATCCATCTTGGCTTGTAAGGTGGACTTACGCTTGGTATTCTCTACCAATTCGTCAGCCTGCCTCTTTAATTCATTACCTTCTTTGATCCAGCCGTCATATTTGGCTTTCTCTTCGGATGTAAACTCACGAGCCTCTTGCACTACAAGGTCATTCGATGCCTGACCCTTCGTGTAACACTCACGAGCTTTATCCATTAGGTTCTGAATTTGAATATTATAATCCATTGATTATTGTCTCCGTTAATTCAAGATTTACTAATTTAAGTTCGATTTCACGTTTTCGGGCTTCGGCTGTGAGTGAACGAATCGGCTCGGCAGCTTCGGATTTAGTTGTATCAAGTGAACGAATCGGCTTGATGAATTTAGAGTCCCAATCAGCATGAACGTCTGTATCCAGAACATCACGCATTTTGGCATAATATTTGTCGATATTACCCTTCAAATAATGAAGAGTGTCATTATCTTTTACTGTACTCATTAGGGCAAACACTGCCTTTGGTATCAATACCAATTCATTATCAATCACATCAGCGATTGGATAAATGCCCTCGCCTGTATCAGTGTCGATGTCCATATGAGCCATCATATTCTTTGCATCTGAATTGCCCGACCACCGCTTCACTCTGACAGCAGCACCATCAGGATCAAAGGGAGTGTCTATCGGTGCAATATCGAGATTATTGAAGGGGATCATTGATTTAACACTCTCAATGGTAGCCATCTCATTAGCAGGGAATCCCACTGCTGATATTTCCCACAACTTCAACTCTTCCAAGAATCTGATTGAGTTGCCATTGCCATCCTTCTCAAATCTCTGTTTCAATACATTGAATCCGATTGAGAGGCGGTTAATGTGACCCTCAAGCATCTTAACCTTGACATCCTGAGCAGTCGGTGCTTGAGATAGTTTTGCAGTGAATGCCAACCCGTGATCATCCTCATGTGCCTCGATCACCGTTCCAAGTATGGCATCAAGATCAAATGCGTTATGACCTGACAGAAACTTCACCATCCCTCTTGGGATTCTCTCTTGCAGTGTCTTGGTAAATGCACCCTTCTCGATGATCTCGCCATCGGAATCTATGTTGCCAAATATAGCAGCGTGACCCGTGACAGTGCCACCATCATCATCTGCTTTGATAGCATACTTAACATCGAATGTTAGTGTCGAATGCTCTTGCTTATATTCCATATTATTCCTCAAATACAGGGATCAACACACATCTACAATTTGGATGCAGTGGAGGTGATGATATGTCCTCATAGTTAAAATTCATTACGCTGGGTGGGCTGTCATCGTCTTTACCATCAACAACAATATTGTCACCAACCCCGAAGAAGTTACTGCCTACACCCATTTGCTTACCTCTCATCTCTTCACAGAATGGACAGGCATCGCCAGCAGGAAGCCACTCTTTAGTATCAATGCCCTCCGACTTCCAAACATTCTCAGCACCTCGATTATTCGCCCTGATCGTTTCGGTGCGTGCAACCATTATCGCCCTTGATGATGTCCATGTGCTGAACTTCTCTTTCAAATTGGCACTGATCTTAGAGAGTGAAAGTCCCTCTGATTGAGATTGTAGTATAATATTCCGCACATCATCAGCACTCGTTTGGCTGATTTTGGCAGCAAATTGGAATCCATAGTCTCTGACAAACTCTTGTTGAAACTCTGAACTGAGATCAAAGGCAATGCCCAGATGAACCGCAGTCGAAAGTGATGCCTCGTTGAGGATATCTGCCAATAACGGAATCCCATCCAATGCGATGGATTGAGTCCACCGCCTCTGCAGATCGTTCAATCCGTTATCTAATGAACCCAGCTCCATGAACGATAAGTCCTTGTGTCCTGTGATGTCATTAAATAGCTTTGTTACATCTTTACTTTGTCGCTTAAACTCTTTTGTAGCCCACTTCTCAAGTGTATCGAGATGCTTTTCAGCATTCGCCCTGCGACCAACAGCCTCATCTAATAATCCAACACCCTCAGAACCAGCAGAGAGTTTGTGTTCCATCTGCGGTTTGGTTGATTTCACGAGTTCGGGTTGTATCGGTGAACTTGGTGCTTTGAATATATCACCCTCACCAACATCTTCGAGTCCGACTTTCCTGCGAGCCTCATTCTGTGTCATCCATCCACTATTGTATGCCTTGTCAGCATTATCGAATTCAACTTGGCGAACACCTGAGAGAGCAAATACTTTGCTATTATCAA